TCCCGAACCATCACATGGGCCCCGCCTGTTTAAAGGCGAGTATTTGTGAGACATTGTTGGCGCCCCGAAGAATTAAATTTCAAAACTATGGCGCCAAGAGTTGACTACGTGACGTAACGTAGTGAGTAATGCCAGTGATCGCGATGAAAGGGAAGGGACTGCAAACAAGACAAATCACCAGCCAATAACTTACTCTCCAACTCCAACTGTTGAGACACACTGATACCAAATTTGTGTTGCATAAGGACACGCGTTCGATAACTTGGTGAAAACTCCTTGATGCTAATTGTGTCTTTAGGGACTTCATGATAACCGTCATACACAAATCGAGCGGCACAATCAGCAGTAACAGACAAGGCATACCGAACCAACGCACCCACAACAGGACAATTTGGTGTCTCATAAGCAGCAGACAATGCTTTAGCACGTAGCAATTCATACATGATTTGTTGACGAGCTCCAATGAAAGATTGTGTCCAAAAGAAGCAGGTGGAAAACTCAATAGGATCACGTATGACATCGCCGTCCTCAGAAAAGATCAGTCCACAAAAAGAAGCCGTGGTTGGATCACTGATCTCTTCAATCTTGATGGTGAAGCCCAATTGTTCATAATCCCTCTTCTCGAGTGGAAAATTACAAGCGAACAACCCATCATCTCCTTCAACAAAACCACTAACCTTGGTGTGCTTAATCTTAGCAAGAAACTTCACAAGCATCAAGTTGGCAAAGCCATTTCCCAAGGAAGTGCACATGTCTCCAGACATGCGTCTACCATTACATGAAGCACGGAACCCAGATCTGGTAGACATACGATTCACACCCGAAATAACTCTTGTCAAAAATTCAGCATCATCGGGAAAATATTTCAGGCAGTGTGAATATAACAAACACTCGCAGCTCAATAAAAAATTTGGAACGAAATGAGACTCGTACGCTGTAAAATCCGTAGCGAAATATCTCATTCCCGATTTCTTCATGGCAGATATTACTCCTGCTCGATCAGGGACGGAGTAATGTTTGATAAATTCTGGAACAGAATGATATACTTGGTTCTCAATTGTCTTGAAAATAGGTCCGGACCAAGCTTTGAAACTATCACAACGCGAATTTATCATGCGAGCATGTTTGTATTCTGGATAAGACTCATTCTTGACAAAGGTTTTAATGCGGGAACATTGCCTCAATGAGGGACGACAATAAAGATCAGAAGCGCGAGCACTACGCAATTGATCTTTCCTTTGTTCATTATAGGATGTCTTCTCCAACCATTCGTCAAAAGACATGGGAATGATCGGCTTGACATGCTTACTGCACCATTTCAACACAAAGGTTCGAAATTGGGATAGTAATGCTGTGTTTGAAGGAGGGACCTTCCTCAAAAGCCTTTTCTTGTACGATTGCTCCACATTATAAATGCTATTACGATCAGGAGTAATCGGACTAAGCGGGAGTGAGGGTTTTCCCGGAAGTAGATACCTATAGTTGATGCTACGTTTCCCTTCAACAATAGGAATTTTAAGTGTGGCATCAGTACCCACAATATTTTCCAGTTCGTTAGCGAGTCCTACTTCATTAACTCGATAACCATGAGCATAGTGCTTCTCTACCAAATGACGCGCAGAGGAGTAGCAGTGTATACTACTCTGCGACTCTGAAAATCCAACCGCCTAGTGGCTTGAACAGCACGTGCCATAAGCGTGGTTCCAGCGGACATTTCAACAATGTGTGTATCGCGGATCGGCAATGTTGAATTCCTAGCAATCAGAGAGGAACAGATATTCTCAAGATCATTATCATTAGTCCGGGGATTCACTTCATACAAAATGGAGGACAATAAATGTGGAATGAAGTTAATGTGATGGGTCTTGCTCCTATAGCGGATCAAGCAACATAAAAAGATAACCCAGTCAATTATCAATAACGGCACGGCATATTTCATCCACCTCCAATTCATTAAACAGGTCAAGCAACCAGAAAGCAGGGTCATTAAAATCATGAAAATATACCCGACAAAACATTTCCTGAGCTTGAAATAAGAACGAGTATATTGCAATCTATTATAATTCATAGATTGTCGAGTCTCCGAAACGTTTCTCACCAAAGCCAAACGTCTTTCGGAATCATATTCAATGGTCCCTTGTAACATCCCCATTGTCAATCGGTCAAACCTCCAAGAACGTGACGGGTGTTTGAAAGCCAATGACAATCTATCATATGAAACTCCGGAATGGAGAGATATAGCATGCAAGGCCTGCTTCTGATCAACAGCATGACCTTCAAGAACCAATTCATTACGTGCAGTTTCATTTCTGGTAGGTTGTGACTGACACCCACCAGTTGGTCCGTTCGTCACAGCACCTGACGTTACGGAAGACCCCTCTTTAGGAGGGCGGACAATGACTAGAGGAACAGAACTGGACGGAACTTGCACCTGGACTTCAGTTAGTTGTGGAGATGTCTTAGGTTCCTTGACCTCTTTATCAACTTCGGACGCATCAATAATTGTCGCTTTCGTTTCTTCAATCAAAGAATCGTCGGCTTCAACTTTCTCGGCATCTTTATCAATAAATTGGTCAGTGACGACCTCACCACCCTCAATTTTCAAAGGAAGAGCTGTAACAAAGGTTGTGGACGTGGAAGACGACGTCTGTGTAGGTTTAGCTTCCAATTTGTACTGTACACGAGTACCATTGGATGTAAACATGTAACCACCATCATCGGCTTCAAAATGAATATTGCACAATGTGTAGCTCACAACAAAAAGATGAGCAACGTTCTCCCCATCCTTCATAAGATCATCTTTCTCAAACACATGTACGAAAGATTTGTCGTGATGACTCCATTGAACAAGACAATTGCATGCACGACAAACTCTCGACCCTTTCAACATCTTCTCAGTGTCGTTATTTTTCAAACGTTGAGCAAACTGGCCACATAAGGACGGCCCTGGATTCAGTTCAACACCCCCACGAAACAAAAGAACTAAGATCAGCAACAAAGGTACCATAGAAAATAACCGAGTGAATTTTTTGGGACTAAGGAAATCATTCTTCTTCATCTTGAATTGAGGATTCAAAATTTTCCTGGCGACATTGGCCCTCTCAGGACAAAACTCACGTTTTTCCTTCAACGCAACCAACAACATACCATTAAATTGTTGAAAACTCAACTGTCGACTACCAGAAATGATTTCAGAACTTACATCATCAATATTGGTCGGGACTTTTGAACTCTTCTTGACCTTCTTACTCAACTTAGGACGATGAACTTCAGAAGGTAGAAGTTTGGACAGGTCAGGACTTAAGGTCTTTCGTTCAAAATGCTGTTGACGGCGATTAGCAATTCGATTTTCAATGTCAACAGAATCCAAATCCCGTGATAATCCAAATCGATTGAATCGGGCTAGGTCAGAGCAAAATTGTTTGTTCCTAGAAATACAATGATCAGCACATTTCTTGAAATGATGGTCTTCTTTGACAAATTCATCAGGAGAAAAACCCAAAATTTTAGCTTTAGCCTCAATATTGTGAAACTTACGCCCGCGGCTAGAACGGACGTGTTCCATAGATTTGTACCCTGTTCTGGCGGCACCCCCTAGTTTTTCGTTAATATTAATTGTTGTAATCATGGCTGTATTCGGTTTGTTTGATGTTTGGGTCCTTTGTGATACTGTAATCCTACAAAGGGAACTTAGACTACAGGGGATTCGAGTTTCGCCTCCCAAGCGATCAAAGCCTCGCGGAAATACAAATACTATAGGTAAGTCGAAAGCTGGATTAACGGGCGCTTGCATTACCAAGCTCCATTACTGGGTTCTAACCAGCCGCTGATTGACCATATGAATACCCAATAGAGTACGTCATTGCCCAATTGCGCTCCCCAATTATCCCCTTTTTGTCCTTACTTTACAATTTGTATCTCCCCTAATCAGTTACTTGACTATACTTGCGAATCACGTCATAAACCAATATTTGTCGTTTTTATACAATATCGAATAATACTATTAGCTATAGTTCGTTTCCTACATCTATGCTAGGCCTAAAACCCCGGGCCGAGGGAAATTCGATATTCAACAATTGGAAATCATGTCCAAACATTAGTATGATTTAATAATGATTCGTTTTCTGCGTCCTTCCATTCTACAACTCTTGATAACACCGCATGGAAG